TTTGCATTGAGTCTGAACCAATTCTTCATGCGTTCGATGATGCCATTTCATTTCTTCATCTAGTTCATATTTATTTCCGTCTCGCTCAACCTCTGCCCTTGCGGCCATCTCTACGGCGATGTTCCATTTGTTACTCCAGCCCTCAATCTCATGCCTCGCCTCGTCGCGCTCGCGTTCCAACTCACGAGCAAATTCCGGCCAAACAATATCGACTCCATTCATAGGATACAATGCCGCATCCGTCTCTGGCGTAGGCGTGTCGTTCATAGGGTAAGTAATTTCTTTTGTCGCCTTTTTTCACAGGCGAGTTTGGCTTGTTGGATTCTCTCTTCTTTACCGACATTTATTAGTTTTTGGTGCATTTCCTCTTGTCTGAGGATTTCGATTGGCCCGATAGCCTGTATGAGTTGTTCCTTCAGTTTCTTTGAGACATGATTCTCAAAGTAGTGTTGTTGGTTCATCTTATCATTAACGATAGTTATTGGACATTTGAAAACTTGAGGGTGAAGAACATGACGATCAGGAAGATCATTGCCATGATGAAGGTATCAAAAAGTAAGCGTAGAAAATCTTTGTTCATTGGTTGGTTCCTCGCAGAGTGGACATATATTAAAGTTAGTGGGTTTATCAGTAACTTGGCTAACAATGTTATAGAATATTCCTAGCAAGGTTAAAATCATCAGAAGGAAGATCACTTTCGTTTTCACATTCATTGCTAATGTTGTCCAGCCTTGCAATAAATTCTTTGGCGATTTTCTTTTGTTTTCTAATAAGTTTCTCATTGGCTATTATATACTCTATGTTTTTTATATAAATTTCATAGGTTGTGAATTTCTGTTTACATTGAGTGCAAAATCTACGCCTGCGCTTGCTTCCTCCGAACATGCTGGATGTTCGCGAGTCGTCTACTTCCATGTTTGGTGATTTGCATTTTGGGCAGTTCATCTTGATTCTTAAACCAGTTTAGGAAATGAAAGAAATCTTTTGGTTCGGTGACTGGTTGATTTGTATTACAGACATCGCATTTACCAAAATGCCATGTAGAGATTTCCTTCATTTTACCTGATCCATGTTTGAGGCCACATTCTTTACATGACCACCTTGGATAAGGTAGGAGTTCTTTTACTCGCATGAGTAGATTGTTTCAGAAAGTTTCAATCTAGGCAAGGGAAAATTGGGCTGTATGAACGATTTATCCTCAAAGGATACACGATTGGTTGGTTGAATTGTAAGTCTTCCATTATCCAGTTTGCAGAATATGAATTCCTTGTCCTGATCTGGACTATCTGAATATCCGTCCAGTAAGTGGGCTGCTGAAAATAGATATTCTCCTGACAATACATCGTCTCCCACCTTGGCCCGTAAGCCAAGGCAGAGATGATCATTGCGAAGAAGAGTGAAGTGATAGCTGTAACAATCCCAAAGCTGGGCTTGGTGAATTGTCCATTTTTGTGGTCTGAATTTTTTTTCTGGATCATAGAAGTAAATTGCGTGTGGTGGTAGGTTGCGGTAGAGCATCCCGCCATCCCGTAGGAGGACAGAGATACCCCATGTTCTGGTGGGAATTGATGTAAGGCCGACCCACATTGCTTCCACAAAACCGATTGGTTCTTTGTGTGTGAAGCGTGAGTCAACCCAACAGTAAAGGTGGCGTGGTAGTGGGGCGATCTTGGAGTAGATCATTTCATTGACTTTGATCCCTTACAACGCCACTTCTTACGAGATAGGTTGTTAGGTGAGTTAGGATCACTCTTCCAGTCACCCTTAATCTTAGCGGAACGGGCGCAATATGCGTCACCCTTGGAAGTTCCGGGGCGAATGCGATCTCCACCATCTTTAGCCTTACCGGCTTGACCATACTTCACAGTCTTTGTCCTACCAGTCTTGGCGTTCTTGACTACCTTTGTGAATCTCTTTTCCATAGTTATACCAATCTATTATGGTTTATACAAAGTTTAGCTAGTTTATCGTATAGCGATAAACTATTTCTTCTTTGCGGTTTTCTTGGATTGAATAAATGCTTTAGCGGTAGGTGCGCCTTTCGAGCCAACCTTCCTCATCTTCTCACCACTACCAGCGGCGATGCGTTTTTTCTTAGCGTTGATGTTAGCGTAGAGTCCAGTTTTCATAATTACTTTTTCTTTTTCATTCCTGCTTGGCTCATTGCAATTGCCACTGCTTGTTTACGGCTTTTAGCCATAGGAGCCTTCTTCGGGCCTTTAGGGTTGATACCGGCTTTGAGTTTTCCAGCCTTGTATTCGCGCATTGTTTTGGCGACTTTCATGGCTTTTCCTGCTTTAGTAGTGGGTTTTTTCATATTTTAATACTTTCCATGCCGTCTCTGAGGATTGCGAAGAATGTATCGGACGACATCGTTACCTTCCACGCTTTGTTTTTTTTCTTGTGGGCTACGATCCAACGCTTCCCACGCGAATCTCTTTCTGCTTGTTCACAGGCTTTGTCAAGATTGAGGGCTTCCACAAACTTTACCTCTTGGTGCAGGTTGGAAAGTTCTTCGCAAATCACATCTGGGCTATCTGGGCCACCGGAGAACTGTTGACCTCTACGGGCGGTGAAGCCTTGGGCGCGGAGTTCATCTCTCCACAGGCGTTCACCTCTAGCTCCTTTAGATCGTGAGTTCATTGTTTCACTTTAGAATGGTTTGTATTCATGTGTCAACAAAATAATTTCAGAACTGCTCAACAAACTTGCTGATCTCCCCATTCATCTCCACATTGATGAGGTAGTTTCTAGCTCCTCGGCGATTTTTCTTAACGATAACCCTGCTTTTGTCTTTGTAATGTTCGATTTGGACTACCTGATCTGAATGCATTCCAATTGCCCTAGATTCCCGCAATTTTCCTTCATCATTAACTTGGGATGCTGTGAACAAAACAGATTTATGCTTCATTGCACAGGTTTTTAGTCTTCTTGCAGCTTCAGAAATGGCAGTTTCCCTGTTATCTATATTCGGCATATTGATAATCTGTAAGTAATCCACGGCAATTATGTCTGCCCGATTCTCTGATGCCGCTCTTGAGATTTCTGCCTCGATGTCAGCAATATTGTGCATGTAATCGACAACTTCGATTGGCATTTTCAAAAGAGAAGATATGGATTTAGTTATTATCGGAAGCTCCCTTCCATACTTTTCCTTGTAATCCTCCATTTCTCTTAGTGGAACTCCTGCCATATTGGACGCGATTCGGCGGTAGATGTCTTCGCCAGACATTTCTAGTGAAAAGAAAACAACGGACTTCCCTTCCAACAGGTTTCCAGCGATTGCTTGGACGAGAAGTATAGATTTTCCCCCTCCGGTTTCCGCCGCAACTGTCATCATCTCTCCCTTGTGCATCCCTCCAGCTAGGTTTCGATCTAGAAGGAGCAGTCCAGTTGTATAGCACTCCTTCTTCGCCTTACCTTCCATCTCATCGATGATCTGGTTCAACATTTCCTTCTTGGTTCTCTTGGGTTTGGAATCATCATGCTGGATGGCTTCTATCGTTAACGATAACTCAGACATATTTCCCCTACCTTGGCGGATTGAGTGTTCGTTAGCTTCCCAGTAAGAAATCATATCGCGATAGGCTTTAGCTTTTCTTAACTCCATCCTGTAATCGTTTGCGACATCTTGGCAAACCTTGCCCGGCAACAATACGATTGAGTCAAAAATATCGTATACAACAAACTGTCCCCCGACATAATCTAGTTTGCCAGTAGACTCAAGCTCTGAAATGACCATAAATCGGTCTATGACCCCACTTCGACCATAGACTGCCATAATGGCATCAAAAACGATTCTGTTGCCTTCTATGGCGAAATACGAGGCATCCCAGTGTTGCTTTGCTAGGATTTCTGGGTCTTGAACGATTAAAGCTATGGCCGCTTCTTCGGAACTGGAGCGAATAGGAACTTCTTTCATTGTGATTATATTGTTGTTGGTTTCCAAATTTGTTCGGGAGTAATGGTTGGTTTGGTTCGGCTGATCCATGAAGCAAAAAACGGCTTAGTAAACTTTCTTTCTGGGTGAGCAAGTAGCCAGTTCTTAGCGATGATCACTTGAGCATCGACATCTTTCGTTGGGTTGAGTTTCTTGAGTTCAGCGATGAAGGAATCATCGACTAGTTTAACTTTCCGTGGTTTCGGAACTGAACTCGCAGCATCAGCTTCCTTTTTGGTTTGGTATCGAATTGCTGGTTTCTTCTTATTATTCTCTGGTAACTCCTCTATTACTCTCTGGTTAATGGGGTCTGGTTTCCAACCCTGTTGGTTTTCAGCAGGGTTGCTTTTCCGTAGGGTTGCTCCAGAAATATGACGAACCCGAATAAACCATTTCCCCATTCGTTTACTTTCGTGATTGTAGCGCGGATCGTCCTCGATCAGTTTCAAGTCGATCAATGTTTGCTTGGCTTTGTGAAACCTATCCCTACCGATATTCAGTTTGGTCATGCAATAATCCGAAACGGCATACACCGAATTGTTCCCCTGCCACTTCGACACATAGCAGTAAAACGAGTAGAGAGCCAAAGCATCGGCGGGATTATCAGACTCAAGAATCGTATCGACTGTCGGTTTCGTTAATCCTACCAAATAGTTCTCTGGTGTTCCTTCGCATAGAGTTTCCTCGCGGAAATTCTCATCAATATTGTATGTCATAAAAAAGGCCACCCCCTCTTTAGCAGCAGAAGTCCGGCGAAATGACGGGTGAAGAATATCTACTAAAGAGTGGGTGATATTTTAATTTCAATTTATTACTTCTGATTCTCGTCTGTTCTTCACGCAGACGGCACTAGACTTCTAGCACAAAATAATCCTATCAGATCAGACTGATGGAGTCAATAAAATATTATTCATCCATTAAATTTATTTCTTCTCGATCACCTTTAGCCCACTCTTCGGTCTGGTCTACGAGATCCGGCCATTTCATTTCAGCAAGGTCTTCGGTATCGCAATCAAAAATGTAAAGTTGGGAATTGATTTCAACTTTCTCTTTGTCAAACTGGACAAATGTTGAAAGAAGGCGTTTGCCAGCATAAGTGGCAAGCATTGCTGTTAGGTTTGGCCTGATTCCTAGAACAAGATAGTTTGAGGAATCGTTAGTAGTTTCAAGGGTCAAAAACACTCCAGTCGCCATCGCTTCAGCGAGAAACAAATGAGGAACGAGTATAGATGCCTTTGAAGCCTCAAGAAATTTAAGGCGTAAATATTCTTGATCTGATTGTGATGATTTGTTGTCCATGATCAAAAATGATAGCAAAAATATCCTTGACTTGTCAATAAAAGTCTTTAGATATATGGCATTCAAATGAAGCATCCGCTGGCGCAAGCCTATGACCAATACCTTGAGAATCTGGAGATTAGTCGAGAAATTAAAAACTCGGCTCGTCGCACATTTGGTGCAACGCTTCGCATGACAAGAAAAAACCTTAAGATGAGCGTCAGGGAATTAGGGGACAAGGTTGGGATTACTGGAAGTCTAATCAATCAAATAGAAATGACCGGAAAGTCGATACTGAAAAAAACCATCATAGAAAGAATCGTGGAACTATGCTACGCCGCAAAAAACCACTCGGAGCAAAAACAGGTTTCGGAAAAACTAGAAAACGAATCAAACCAGTCAGCACTCGTCGGCTTGAAATAAACAAGCAGTATGGGAAGATCAGAAAAGAATATCTTTGGGACAAAAACTTCACCTGTGAAATCTGCGGGAAACAAGCCTCAGACATCCACCATAAAAAAGGAAGAGGCAAACATCTCCTTGCCAAGGATACTTTCATGGCTCTGTGCAGAGAATGTCACCAAAAAATCCATAACAATCCAGCTTGGGCGCGAGAAAAAGGATATTTAATTTACGAATATGTATGAACCACTAATTGTCTGTGAAGGAGAACTCGTAGACGAAAACAAAGAACGAATCCGTTTTTCACAGGAGTTTAACGATCTTTGGATTCCTAGACGGGAGATAAGAAATATCAAAATAATTGGGAATACTCCAGAGGGAAGAAAGTTCTGTAAGATTACGATAACAGAATCCTATGCAGACCAACCTTGGGTAGCATTGCGCGGCGAGATGGAATGATTTATCGTTAACGATAATTTAATCCTCTCCATCATCGTCCGACATATAGTATTCATCATCGGACATTTCTTCTACTTTAGTTTCCTTCCTTGCCCAAAAACGATCAGTAGGGACAACTTTATCATTACCGATAAAAATAAGCCCATTGCGGCGGGACATCTCTAGTGCATAGAGAAAAGAATCAGCCAAGTCAGGCGAAAAACCAGTCCGACCTTTGTAGTCATCTTTAGTCTCTACAGAAATCTTCTTGTTCTTGGTGCGATACCTACGCAGACAGAGTTCGCGGCCTAGTTCACTAGATGCTTCGACCCCATAGATAACCCTAGCCTTAAACCCGTGGAAACTCTGATACCAGTATTCTGAGATAAGACGATCATAGACTTCGGTGCAAGGACGCCTATCTACATCGGCGGCGATACGATCAGTCGGGCGACCCATAGAAGAAATAAGAGCAATAGAAGAACCATCTTTATCATGCCGCAACCATTCACGCATGATAGCCTGACCAATTCGACCACCATCACCGCTGACATCCATACCAAACTTACTAGGCTTCACATCATGTTTTCTGCATAAATCGACAACCTTTGCGGCAACTTGGACATCAAACTCGGTAGCTTGACCAGCAGCAACTTGAATCACATCTTGATTTACAAGATACATAACCTTCTGTGAAGTTCCACGAACATAGCCTAGCTTGCAGATAGTAAGGACGCATCGGTCGCCACCAGCCGTAAAGGCAGTATCAAATCCAGCAATTTTGATAAGGTCATTGTGATCCCAAATCGGCTCAGAATAAGTATCTGAATTCCTAATAACATCAGCGGTTAAAATTGTTTGGGCAAAACCTGACTTAGGCCACCAGCCAATAGCGTTACGAACATAGTCAACAGAGTTCTCGTCTCCATAGGACATTTTCAAAATATCCGCCTGCTTTTTACGATCCATCAAGAACGGGAATGGGGATGGCTCGTCAGCAGGAGCTTGAAAGTTAGGGGACTTCATTCCATTGTAGAACAAGCAAACGCCTGTTTCAGTTTCCCACTTCTCTATATCTGCACTCACCGAATCAAAGTTAGTATGACCTTTAGGCATAGCCCAGCGGGTATGCGGATTGTCACCAGCAGAGGGGTTTCCAATGCCAATGAAAACCTTGTCATCGTTGGAAGAAAGGTTCTGCCTAATGTTAATCGCGCCCATCTCCATTTCTGGTAACTCATCCAATGCTACTCTGACTCTATCGTTTTTACGACCACGGGTAGTATCAATCGCTTTCTGTCCTTCAGAGCCGGGAGGAAATGCAATAGCCTTGATAGCATTCCGGTAATCCTTCTCATCATCACCAGATGCACCACCCCAAACAATCATGTGCCGATAGTCAACAAGGTTTCCGATTTGGTTCGATGCACACTTCCAAAGTTTTGAGATAATACCCCAAATACGATCTTCGGACGCACCAAGTGTTGTAGTCGCCACCCAAGCGGATGTGCAATGCGGAGCAGCACACCAATCCAAGTAAATCCATAGACCTACGGGAAAGGATTTGCCCATTGAAGCAGCACCCGCAAGACACACATCGTCATTATGGCACAACTCCTCCAAAGTTCTTAAAAGTTGGGTATTTGTATATCCCCTATTCTTAATCACTACATCAGTCGGCCACATATATTGGACGGCCATGATAAAATGTTCGTATGGAGACAAAAGTTTATAGTCAGAAAGATCAATATTTTTCTTTACTCGCATTGTCTTCCCATAATCGCCGCGAGTTAAAGCATAACAGTAAAGCTCTATCTCAAGCGGGTTCATGTTTTCTGGAAATACCATCCCATATTTCCGAATTCCGTTTGAAGAAATATTTCTTGACATAGGAATAATAAAACTCCATCTTCACGCGCAAGGCAAGATGAAACTTAAAGAACCTAGACGCGCCCCTGTGGGTGGATGGTATTACAAGTATGTAATCACTCGTAATAATTTAGATTTCCCAGCGACTGTGTATGGAGAATCCTTGTCTCGCTTAATCGAGAATGTCATCAAGGATATGCGGTCAAATGGCGTTACTCCACAATCCAATCTTGCTGAAATAATCGAAACTCAAATCTGCGAACGACAACCATCAGACAGATGTTGGATTGGAGCGGGAGATCGTGTCGCACAAGCTATTCATGGAGTTGCAAGAGTAGTTGACAAGATAGCAGGAACTAGACTTGAACAAAAAGCAAAAGGATGCTCTAGTTGTAGCCAACGCCGTCAAGCGTTAAACAAAATCTTCACAAAATAACTCTATCGTTAACGATAATTCATTATGCCCATCTCAGTAGGATCAGACAATTTTAGTTTATTAACACTCGGCCCAGATGGTGAAGTCCCAAATACTAGGATTTCATCATCTAATCATGCTTGGAACATTGCAAACAATCTTGCTCTTTCAAATGTTGGCCGCGAGAACAAACGCATTCGTGTATACAAAAGCTACAAGAGATTTCCTCCTACTGGCTATAGCAAAATAGCTGAAAAGAAGTTGCCTTGGCAAGCTGATGTAAACTGGGGGCAAATGGAGTTCATCGTTAACAACCAAAAGAGTTCTTACTACGATGTAATCACAGAACGTCAGGCTTGTGCAACAATCGAAACAAAATATGGCAATGAAAAAGAAAGACTCGTCAACACGGAAAACATCACGCTCGCGTTCGACAAAGCAATCCGCGAATGGCCGGGGTATCTCTACAACAAAGAGCAAGAACTTGAGTCAATGCTACTCTACGGAAAAGGAATTGGAATGTGGCACAGCCCTCTTGGCTGGATGCCAGAATACATACCACTTTCTGACCTATTGTTTCCTGATGACATCAAAGTTGATTTCTCGAATTTGGAAGAATTTGTGCGGCGAGTTCGACTTACCCCATATCAACTCTACAAAATCATCGAAAACCGATCTGCCGCCGAAGACCTTGGGTGGAATGTCGATGCAGTTGTTGACGCCATCAGATTCCATAAGGCTTTCTCAGAACACAACAAAACAAGGGAAGACTTCTTCCGCACAATCTCGGAAAGCGGATTCAATTGGTCACTTTCCGTTAACCAAAAAATCGATCTCTATGAAATCTACTGGAGGGAGTTCGATGGGAAAATCTCAAAATCAGTCATCCTCCAAGACTACAATCCGATCAGCCAATACATCAACCAATATGTCAAAGGAAGCGAAAAAGTCAGCGAAGCAGTTGTCCGCGACCAACATGGTTTCCTCCAACTTAATGTCGGGCTTTTCAACAACTGGGATGAAATCATCTATATGCTCACCGACTCGGTGGGTAGTGGATTATTCCATGACATCAAATCCCAAGCAGAAGCGGCGTTCGTAGCCTGCCGCCAGTATGACTTCACGATGAATGGGCTTGTAGATGCCGTTCGTCTTAACTCAATGCTTCTCTTGGATGGCGGTGGGCCAGACTCAACAAAGATGCTAAAGCAGATGGAATGGTTGCCTATCAGCGTTATGCCAGATGGAGCTAAGTTCACACAGAATAGATTCCAAATGCCAGTAGCTGAAGGAATGCAATTCATGCAGTTCTACATGGGTGACCTCTACAGAGGACTAGGCCAATATCGCATCAATGCACCAACATCAGGAGGGGCGCAGCGCACTAAGGGTGAAGCGGAACTTGATGCGGCGGAATCAGCAAAACTTTCTGGAACACAAATCAGACGTTTCAACGAGTGCGAAACTCTATACTTTCGAGAGCTATACCGCCGATTTGTAAGCAGCACCAGAGACGATGAAGGATACAAGTATGTCAAAAAATTCTACGAAATTTTGGAGGAACTTGGCACACCTAAAGAAGCTGCTGCTTGGAAAAACATCACAAGCATCCGAAGCAACCTGATTAACGGAGCAGGAAGCCCTAGCTTTAAGCTAATCACAGCAGAGAAGCTAGTCAACCTTACTAGTATTACTCCAGCTAACGAAGGGCAAGAGAATGCGGTTAAAGACGCAATAGCAGCATTGGCGGGGCGCGACAACGTAGCTAGGTATCGCAATACGAAGATGAGCAAGATTGATGATACTGCTCGTATTATTGGTTTCGAGAACGCAGGCATGACCGATGTGTTCGTGAATCCAGCAAACTTCCCAGTAATGCCTACCGATCCCCACATCGAGCATGCTACCGGACATTTCAACGACCTCATGTTGCAGATACAAACAAACATGCAGGCTATTCAATCTGGTGCGGCGGATGTCAACGAACTTGCCAAGGTTGTCCGTTCCATCCAATTCAAGGGTGGTCATATCATGGCCCATGTGGAGTTCATCTCTAAAGATCAGTCTAAGCAAGACTTTCTCAAGCAGTTCATGGAAGGCATGGGGCAAGCAGGAAAGATGGGCGACGAGATCAATGCCGTCTACCAAGAAATGCTACAAAGCCAACAACAGGGTCAAGGCAAAGGAATGTCAGAAGAAGACATCAAGCTCCAATACCTCGTTGCCAAGTCTGGTATCGAAATCGACACGAAGCAAAAACTTGCCGACATCTCCATCGGAAAATCTGCAACCAGTCACGCTCAACGCACCAAACAAAGGAAAGATCAAGGTATTACTCAACTTGCTCTTCAGAAGGCAAAAGCTCGCGCCGAAATCCAAAAGACAATGGGCAAAGCCCAGCCTATGCAACAAGCTCCAGAAGTTCAAGAGATGGAGGAAGCTCAAGAAATGGAAGAAGAGATCGAGGAAATAAAAACTCCCGGCGGTGAAGTTGAGATGAAAGAAACTGAAATGGAAACTGAACAACAGAAACCACAGAATCCTCAAAAACCAAACAATGAAACACGATAAAATCAAAAGCCTTTGTGCAAGCATAGCCAACCATGAGGATTGGTCTGCCCTGCAAACCTACCTATTAATGACCGCACAACCATCGTGCGGCATTGATACAGCAAGAGACATCTTCAACAGGATAAACTCAATTGGAGAGGATACACCTACCCAATTTAAGAAAATTAAAAAACAAACTGTCCAAGTTGAACAAAACGAAATATCAGACCCTGATCTACAAGAAATATGAGCGAACAAACCACAGCAGAAATCATCAAAGACCTAACAAGTAAGCCAGAGGTTCCTATCAAAGGGAATACTAAGGATTTTCTTGCAAAGTTTGTCAAGCAACAAACCGATGACGGAAAACCAAGCGGAACCAATGTTGGCGATCCAATGATTGGCATGAGCCAATCTGAAGATGAGCAAAACGAAGATGAATCTGAAGTTATCGTTAACGATAACGAGCCTAAGAAAGACTTAAACATCAAGAAAACTGGGTTTGTGCAGAAACAGATTGAGGAGAATCGCCGACTAAAAGAAGAGTTGGAAAAGTATAAAAAGGACGAAATTCCTAAATATACGCAGAAAATTTCTGAACTTGAAGCATTGGTTCAAAGCTCCTCAAGCACAGCAGAAGCTAATCACTACCAAGAACAGCTTAATAAAGCAAATGATGAAAAATCTCAACTTGAGGCAAACCTATCAAAAGAAATTGCAGACCTTCGCAACAAGTTGGATTTCCATGATCTGAGCAGCAATCCAGATTTCCAGAAAAAATACTTTGAACCGATCCAACAAAGCTACAATTCTGCGCGTGATATTGTTGGAAACGACACTTCTCTCCAAACATTGTTCCAAAGGGCGATTGCTTCAAACGCTGCAATCTATCATCATACGAACGAAGAAGACAGAGCGGCATCCCTACGCGAGCGGGATGATGCTTTTGATGAAATTACAAACAATTTGGGAACTTTCAAAAGTGTAAGATTCGCTGATTACATTAAAGACTACCTCGACGCTACGCAACGTCACGCTGATGCGCTCATAAATTATCAGCAAACAAAAATTGAAATCCAAAACTCCGCGAAGCGCAAAGAGCATGAGGCAAGAAACCAATTTATCAACACATGGCACGATAGCTACAAAAGACAAGCTAATGAAGTAGAGCAAGAATCTACAATCTCAGATGAGATCGCCGCCTACATGAAGGAAAAGGGGATCAAATACGACACATCGAAAGACGATGCGATTGCCCTTATAGCCACGCAACAATCAAGCGATGAGGCGTCTGTCGATGAAATGAACCGACTCATCAATCAAGGTCGGGCCTATAAAAAACTTCAGGCTCAAGTGAAAGCACTTCAAGAAATGGTAAAGGAGAAGGATGACTATATCGGAAAGCTAAAGGGAGCTTCGCGTGTAGATTCAACTCCTCGCGTTTCAGAATCTCAGCAACGGCGGATGAATGTGACTGAGGGACTGGCGGCAAAGTTGGCGCGATTCTCGCCATCTGGCCGTAATCTTGCTAGTGCGTAGCCCTGATCCGAAATAGCTGACATAAGCGAGGGGGAGTGCAAGCATCCGCACTCCCCCTCTTTTTTTTTGAAAAAAAGATTTGACAGTTATTTTTTATCTATTACTTTTCGGTGAAATGGGAAATCCGAAAGCGTGAGCAATTAGGGATTCAGTCGCACCCAGACTGGCGAGTCACAGACCTCGCAAACAAACTGTATTTCTGGACTGAGCCGAAAGGCACTCTGGGTTGATTCCAGCAGAGGAAACAAGCACTCGCTTGGAGTTCCTCTGTGAATTGTTAGCGAGTCAAAACCAAACTAAACCTAAACAAAATAAATCAAATGTCAGAACAACTCTACTTCAATAGTTGCGCCGAGATTGATAGTTTTTTCCGCGAGGGCCGTGAATATTTCAACGACCTCTATGTGAAGAAACTTGTCACTAACTCGACCTACTTCACCCGTTTCGAGGAGCAAGCATGGCCCCTCAATCACACCACCGAGCAAAAAGGCTTCCGCTTTGGCCGTGGATTCTACGATCCTTGTAGCCCGTTCCGCAAGATCGTTGACACCTACTGCAACACGGATTCCTGCGACAGCAAGCCCGAAGTCATCCAACGCCCCGGCACGGAAAGCTACACTTTCGAGCTTCTCCGCAAAGAGATGACCACGGATTGGATTTGCGTTGAGAGCCTTCTCTATCGCCTCTTCCCCGCTGAAGAGATTCTTCAGTTTGAGGAGTCCAATGCTCGTATCACCAAGAATGTCCATGAGGAATTCCTTCGCGCCAACTACATCGGCGGTGCAGGCCACAAGTGGCTTGGTATCGTTAACGATGATGGCGTCTACTGTGGACTCCTTGATGACGCCGCTTGGTTCATCCCAGAGCATACCACAAACAACGAATCTGGTTACGACCTCTGCCACATCCGTGTCAAAGTCGCACCCGCCGATCTGAACAAGATCGCTTACCTCTCGTTGGATATGCTTGATGATGCCCTTGTCGAACTCCAAAACGAAGATGACGCCTTCCGCCTCGACCTCTCTGAGGCCGCTGGAATGCCACTCCTCGACATCGTTATCCCTGACCCTCGCGTTGGACGTGGACTCTACTTCCAAGCCAAGCGCAACAATGGTTACTGGGATGCTAACACCGACTTCGATAGCCGCCTCACTAGCCTCAAGCTGGGAGTCAACCGCATCATCGGAGACTATGCTTTCGGTTACGACATCAACTCGCTTCGATTGAATGCGGACACCGCCTTCAATGCTGCGCTTCCCGCGTTCAACGCTAGTGACGCTTCTACATGGCCGCGCCTCGTTCGCGTTCCTCGCTATGTAAAAGTTGTGCAAGAAAACGGATGCTCGTATGTTCCAAACCGCGACTACCAAAACGCTGATTTTGCTGTTTCGGTTGCGATGGTCAACAAAGCCATGTTGAAATGGACAATGCCTTCCTCGACTGGATACGGCCAAGCCCAACAAATGACCCAGAACTACGCTGGCGATTGGGAGTGGAAGAATCCTGATTGGGAGTGCAACCGCTGGCGTAAATCTGGCTTCTACCAAGCCCAGTTCCGCCTCGCGGCTCAAGTCAAAGACCCGACCCTCATCCATGTGTTCCTGCATCGTATGCCGAAAGCCAAAAACCTTTACGGCTCCTGCTGCCCTCTGAACACCTACACAGCTTGCAGCACGAATCCTGATTGCTACTCCTGCGAAGGCGTAGGCGATATCGTTGCTCCCTAAACCATAAATCCTAACGAGGGGCGGGAATCATCCCGCTCCTCAATGGGAAAAAGAAAACCAATATGGCTTGTTTCACAGACCTTAATTACGCAGATCGCTCTTACCAATTCGTTAGAACGCTTTCAACTGCTGCTGGAATTACTCCGGTTTCGCTTGGATGCTATAGCGAGATGAATGATTCTGGTAAACTCTACCAATTCTACATCGCGCTTGCCGATATTGCTGGAGTTGAATCACCAGTAACACAAAACTGCTTTGAACAGCTAACTGAAGATGCACAATGGAACCTTACGAATGAGGTTCTTGCGGATGCCTTCGCACCTTAACTAAAAACCAATTAAATAATATGTCTAATCGACGCCCTTACACACCTGATCGGGTCGCTATGTTCGGCCCCCAAACCATTAACCTCTTGGAAGCTGGAAATGCTGTTCTCCTTCGTCTCAACGATCAAGACACACGCTTCATCGTCCAAGATGTTATCCTTGAAACTGTATACGCCAAAGGAACCACGGCCACCGACCCTCAAGTTCGTGCCACCGATGGAACCAATGCGATTACCTCGACCCTCACCATTACTGACGCCCTCGACAATGTTGGCGGTGCGAATTATCTCGCGCTCGTTGCTAACCCTGTCCCAACTGTCACTGGAACCGACACTCTCACTCTTGAGAAGGTTGTCGTTGGTCTTGGTCAAGCTACCGCTACCCGCGCCCGCACGAATGGTATTGCAACCATCGTGACTGGCGTTGCTCACGGCTTCACTACTGGCGACCTCATCACCATCGCTTTGATGACTGATACCAGCTTCAACGCTGTTGACGCTTGCGTGACTGTTGTTGATGCAACCACCTTCACCTACGAGAATGCTGGTGCTGATGTGGTTTCTGGTGCTGATACCGCTGGACGAGTTGGCGCACTTAAAGTGAACGCCTTCGCTATCGGCATCTACTGGTAATATCGTTAACGATAAAATTGCAGTGCAGGGGTTCAATTCCCCTGCACTACAAAACAACTTGATTCGCTATGCCTGACATCTCTAAAAATTGTTTCACAGACCTTACTGAAGACCAGCAAAACTATAATATTTATAGTGCCATAGCCGCCCTCCAAGGCTTCCAGATTCCCGAATACGACGAGATTGATATCACATACTACGGCACTACAAACAATATTGCCACAGTAGTCTACTCAAACGGAGGAAGCCCTGTTGCCACACTCACGCTGACTTACGCTGTTCAGCCCCCAACAACAAACGACGAAAACCTCGTCAATGTAACTATCTCCTAATATGGGACTCAAATTCAATCCGTTTACTGGTAAACTTGATTTAACTGGAGCCGGGGGCGGATCGCCAACTGGGCCTGCTGGTGGTGACCTAGCTGGCACATATCCGAACCCGACAGTTGATGGACTACAAGGAAACCCAGTCAGCAATGCGACTCCAGTAAATGGTCAAGTCCTTCAGTTTGACGGAACAAACTGGGTTCCCGGTAGTATCCCATCGGGCGGGTCCGGCGGCGGTGGAGTTGTTTATTATCTCAACTTCAACACGGCAGCAGACGCCCCACTGACAAACATCCCGCAGACTCCGAATGCCTCAAAGGAACTCGGAATCATTGCAGATGTTACCGCAACCAGTTACCTCTCCCCCATCCTTTCTACAGCGAGCTATGACTTCCTCGCCTCGTTTGTAACTGATCTGAATGTCCCTTCAGCCACAGCAATCCCTGCTGGAATCTGGGACTTCAATATTTTTGTCGAAAGCACTACGACTAACTCTGCAAACCAAGTCTATTTCAAGATTGAGATTCGTAAATACGATGGCGTCAATGCCCCAGTTTTACTCGCTACCTCGAACGACACATACATCTACGATCCAACAGAAATTACACAACAAGTTGCATCAGTAGTCATGCCGCAGACTACGATTCTCGCAACTGACCGAATCGTTGTTTACTTGTATGGACGGGCGCAACAGAACAATAACCGCCTCACATTCCATTTTGGAGGTCAATACCCATCGCACACACACAGCACCATGCCATCTGTTACAGGCACTGGCGTGGTCAAGGTGGTTAATGGAGTATTCCAAAGTCCAGCTACGACAATCGTAAACTCTGATGTCTCGGCTTCCGCCGCGATTGATGTCAGCAAGCTGGCAATGTCCACCAACCGCATTCTCGGTCGCACTACGGCGGGAACTGGTGCTGTTGAGGAGATTACAGTTGGAACTGGACTCTCGCTTTCTGCTGGAACGCTTAGTAGCACAGTTACTGCTGGCGTAACCAATGTCACCGCTACCGCTCCGCTGACTAGCTCTGGTGGAGCCACCCCAGACATTTCTACCAGTATTGCAACCAATCGCATCGTAGGTCGCAGCACAGCGGGAACAGGCGTGATGGAAGAGCTTACCCCAGTCGGCATCACAGTCTCTGCTGGCAACATCACAGGCATCGGCGGAACGCTCGGCACAGTAGACAACGCAGTTCCACGCGCAGATGGCACAGGGGGATTTACGGCACAAGGCAGCGACATCGTAATTGATGATGCTACAACCTCTACACAAGCAAATGTAGCCATTACCAATCAACACGCTGGTCAAACCAACTCCAGCCTCGTCCTCTCGCCAAAAGGCACGGGGGCGTTCATCCTTGGGCCGAAGCCGAATGGCGCGGTAAGCGGCGGAAATGCTCGCGGAATTTATGCGGTGGATTTGCAAGTTTTAAGGGCAAATGCAAATGAAGTTCCCGGAGATTATG